GTCGGAGCTGTGCCGTCCACCGTGATCGTCTGCGTACCAGAAACGGTCACCTCGACCTCTGGACCATACCAGTACGGGTCATGAGCGATCATGGGTATCCTAAGCTGTAACTCCGCACCCAGGTCGATCCAATCCTGCGGAGCGCCCAGGGCATAAGCCCGCAAAAAGCGGTCGTGCGTGTGATACCTGTACACCTCGATGGGCGGGTGCATTAAAAAAGACAGGATACTGTCAAGCTCCTGTCTTATGTGTTCTTTGTTCGGGTGATAGATACCACCCTCTAAAGTAAATTGCCTAGGCCTTAGTGTTGACTTCCCCGTCACGACATCACCGTCAAGCCCAAGGAGGGGCTGGCTGGGTACGTCTATCTCAAGCGGTACACGTCTAAAGGACATAGTTAGTGGCAGTATCTTTTCTGCACCCAGTGCATTTGTTAGTTTAATCACCTGCCACCCCTCCCTCTGATGCCAAAGTTGACCCTACGGGCCATTTCGCGCTCGATTGCGTCTAGCATGTCTCTGCTTAGCTCGGTTGCGCTTGTGCCCGAGCTGTTGATAACAATGGAGCCGGGTTCAAACGTCACGCCGCCAAATGCACCCGGACCCGCTGCAGCGAATTCGAGAGCACCGAAGTCCGGCAGCCGCTGATCAAGGATGTTGCGGATGTCTTGAATAGGTGAGATGATCTGGCCCAGATGAGCCAGGGGACTCAGAAGGTCGATGAACAGGTCCCTGGTAGGCCCGGTTATCTCAGAAACCTGACGGCCCACGGTGCCCCGGTGCTCTCTGTCACCCTTCTCTCCGTGACCGTACTCGTCCATCTCGATCTTGTAATCGGCCAAACCCGCAAACGGCCTCCAGCCGAAAATGGAGATTCTCGCCAAGAGGTCAATGACCGTGTTCCATACCTGAGCTATGAACTTGACTATCGGGAGCAAGATGTTGTCCAAGAGGACAACGAATGGCTTCATCACCTTGTTGAGGATTTTCATCGCAAGGGCGAAGGATTCGGTTTCCATAAGGATCGCAAGAAAAGCATCAGCCCAGTTGCCGGATTTGATTGCGTTAACAACTTCAAACAACGTCTGACCAGCGCTGAAAACAGCGTTGTTGAATCGCTCCATTGGTTCATCCAGTAGCTTTAGCCTGTCGTTAAGCCCTTTGGTTAATCTAGCCATAAAACCTTGGGCTTCTTCACCCGGGTCGCTTGGACCGTTAAAAAGATTATCTAACTGTTCCTGGAGGTCATCTAACTTAAATAACGCATCCTCAGCTTGGCCGATGAGATCCGTTATCCAGGTCATGGCTTGCTCGATAGGTCCTCGGATTTCCTCGGGCACTTTGCTCCAGATGGTGCCAAACAAGTTCTTGATGTTTTCAAGTGCACCCCTTAGTTTGGGCACACCGTCCTTCAAACCATCTTCTGCGCCTTCGACCCACGCACCCATGACGTTGGCGCCGCCCTCGTCTATATCGGAGAGTGGACCTTCCGGTGGTGGAGAGGTACCAACCATATATCTGGCCACAATGCCTGCGATCCACTCGACTGCGGCCTCAACGTCTCCGGCCTTGTCATAGATGGCGCCGATCCAGGCATCCATGACCCGCTCATTTCCGGCCCGGAACTCCTGGGCCAGCTCGTCAAACCCCACAAGAGCCAACACATTGGGAACCCAATTCCGATTGAGTTCGTGCGCCTCTGGGGGCGAGAAGTGGGACCCCAGGTAGGCAATGAACATGGACTGGATTTCAGGTCCAACCTCGTCAAAGGTCTTTTCGCCCAACTCGGGGAAGCGGGTCTTGAACCATCTCCAGTAGTGCTCGACTGTGGTTTGTGCTGCCGCTCTCCAGTACGCCTCACTACCCACTTCGAGGCCCGCAGCCAGCTCTTGGAACCTGGCCTGATCTATTTCACTGCGGTACTTTACACCACCCTCGAATCCAGTCATACCATAGGGCACCCTGGCCTCCGGTCCGCCTTCTGCTCGATAGATGGCGTCCAGCAGCTCCTGGAGTGTGACTGCCTTGCCAATGGCCTCGTCGATGGCCTGCGAAGTCTCTTCGATGGCGGCGGGCCCCTCAGCCTCGCCGTCGCTTCCGATGCCCAAGAGTTTCTTCAGCCAGTCTAGCCCTTTGACGGTCCACTCCCAGGTGGTTGTTACCGTTCCGTTTATCCACGGCCAAGCGGTTTCGTAGATCCAGGAGATGAACGCGTCGAGTGCCCCAACGGCCCAAGACCAGAGAGTCTTGGCCCCACCTGAAATCACAGGCCACGCCGTTTGGTAGATCCATGTCACGAACTCGTCTATATATCCCTTAGACCAGCCCCAGATGGTGTCTATCCCATTGACGATGAAGCCCCATTGGGCATAGAGCCACTCGACAAAGCTATCCCATTTGCCTTTGGACCAGCTCCAAACTGTGGAAGCCCCATCCTTTATAACCGGCCAGGCAGTATCCTTGATCCAGGAAATGAATGTGTCAACGGTTCCTGCGAGCCAAGACCAGGTAGTCTTCGCAACCCCGTCGATGTAAGGCCAAGCCGTATCCTTGATCCATTCAATGAACTTTGACACTGTTCCCTTGGCCCAGTCCCATGTTGTCTCCACAGTGTCATTTATCCAAGGCCAGGCTGTTTCTAGCAACCACTCCAGGAACTTCGACAGAATCTTTGTGGTCCAGTTCCAAATAGTCTCAATGGTCTGATGGCCCCACTCGATGATGGCATCGATAACGGGCTCGATCTTTGCCCATGCGTTTTCAACCGCCGTGCGTATACCTAACCAATCACTTTCCCAGGCCAGGTACAGCGCTCCGATTGCAGCAATTATCAGAATGGGTTTGCTGGTCAAGATGTTAAAGATTGCTCCCAATGCTCCTATGATTTTGCCCGTGACAATCATCGTGGTGCCTAGAGTGACTAGCACACCCAGCACGCCAGCGATGGCTCCGCCGAACATGACAACCTGCCGGACCAACTTGGGGTTCTCTTCGATCCACTTACTGGCACCGGCTACGATATCCGTAAACCACTTAGCAATATTGATAAGGGGTGCCTGTAGTTCACTCCCAATGGTGCGACTAAAGCCACCCATGGCGCGCCCCAGATCATCCATGGTGTCGCCAAACAGCTCGCTCTTCCGGGCAGCCTCCTCGTCCATCACAATGCCGAGATCATGGGCTCGCTTGCGCAGCTCCTCGATAGCTTCCGAACCGCCGCGAATGGCAGGCATGAGTTTCCTCGCTACGCGGTTCCCAAAAAACTCCGAGGCAAGCGACGCCTGCATCTGGGCGTCATCCATTTGGGAGAGGGCCTCGACGATCTGCATGAAACTCTCTTCGGTGGTGACGGCGCCCTTGTCTAGATCATCAAGGCTAAAGCCCATCTGCTTCAGCGTCTCGCGATATTTCGCGTTCCCGCGCCGGGCTTCACCCAGTAGGCGGTTGAGGTTACCAATGGCCATTTCAAATTGTTCGGTAGCTACACCGTTCTGCCCAAGTGCGTATTCGAGTTCTTGATATGCCTCCACGGACAAGCCGATCTCTTGGGATGCTTTGGCAACTCGGTCGCCATAGTCGGCGGTGGTCTTGGCCAGGCCAAACATGGCCGCTTTTAGGGCGGCAAGAGGGATGCCTGCGAGCTTGGTCATCTTGCTACCGACGTCCGTCAGGCGTTTGCCGAGCTCATCGCCGAACTTGATCGCGGCTTTGGTCGTTTCTTGGAGAGTCTTGCCGACGGCTGTGGCCTGCTTTTCGGTGTCCCGAAGGCTCTTGTTAGCCTTTTCGTTCTCTATGAAGATAGAACCGAAGAGTCTAAAAATCTCCATACCCTCACCGCCCTTTCTCGTAGGCCTCGACCACGGCCAGCATTTCTTTCATGACTTCTTCTGAAGACTTGTTGCTGTACTTGATACGGGGCTTCAAAATCTCCCGCCTGAATTCTCCATACGGTTTGAAAGGAACCAGTCCGGTTGCCATGAGTGGATAGGCGTTGCTCCACAGCTCCCAGACATATTCCTCCTGTTCTTGTTCCATAGCGTGCTTGATGTAAGACATAACAGAACCTATCGGGAGCCCTTTAACCAGAGACGGATGATAAACCCCCGACAGCAGCTCTGCTATTCTTGGACCTGGGACGTAGCAGCAGAGGATAAAAAATCTTTAAGTCCCTCGGTCTCGGCAAGCTCCCGAATGAACTCCACTAAATTGACCTGTTTGGCTTCCTTTTCGGTACATCCCTTAACTTCAGCGATAAGACCGTAGATTTCGTTCTTCGCCCGATGGGCCTTGGCCACAATCTGCATCAAGAGGTCTGCACCGAAATATGCCTGCCCTTTATTGGGGTCAGGCATCTTCAGGTCCAGCTTGTCAATAATAGCGCTGATCTTCATGCCTTGTTCAATGGTAATCACGGGTTACTACCTCCCTAAAAGAAGTAGGCAGGGGCAACCCTGCCTACGGTGTAATTGCATCGACATCTTCGATCTCATACAGCGGCTGGGTATCATCCATGGGGTCCCAGTGAGCGTAGACCTCAAGCGGCATCTCGCCTTCGCTTTTCGGCGCGGCGGTGAGAGTGAAATCCGCCTCGCTCATTGCGTTATAAAGGGTGATCTTTTTGTATCCTCCGCCGACCACCTTGGCGAACATGGTCACGTTCTTGAGGTACGCTTCCTCGGGGATAATACCAACGGAGTCATTGTCGCAGGTGATCTTTTTTTCCGTTGCATCGTACTTCGCATAGGGCATGGCCAGCTGAAGGGTCTCCAAACTCGCATCCAGGTGCGTAACGGTGAGTTGAGCGTCAATCTCATCTACTACCTGCAGCCCTTTTGTCTTACCCTTGCGCCCATCAAACTCGATGTCGCGGATATTTTTGGTGACCTGAAATTGTCCACCACCCCGGGTAGGGCCCAGCATCTTTTTGTCAGTCTCCCCGTAGTTAATGTAGACAATACCGTGGTCGATCTGAATATTCTCGACCTGCTGTTGGGTAAGTGCCATCACTTCTCTCTCCTTTCAAATAGTCGTCCTTGGTAGATGTGCTTCCTTCGGATGATGTTGGGGTTCTCATCCTCCAGAAGAAGCTTCCGGTCCAAATAGATACTGACCACAAGATTCTCCGTGGTCAGCACCGCTTTATCTAGCTCCCTTTTAACATCTGCCATCAAATTCTCTAGTTGCGTTGTGTCACCATCGCTGGGCAAGTCCCAGCCGTCAACATCGAGTGTGACGAATTCGAAGCCCTCGCCATCAGTCGTTACTTCAAATCTGTAGGTCAGATAAGGAAATTGCGCTGTGTCCGGAGCCCGCTGGAAGTACACTCTGCTGTGAATAGCCTTTAGGAGAGGATGGAGCGCCTTCCTAAGCTCAATCATCGGCGATCTCCTCCTCTTCATCTATCAGGTCCATGGCCTTGACTTCCTTTTCGACTTCGGCCAAGTACTGAGCTTGGACGCGGCGTATCAGGTCTATGTTGTCCTGTACCGTCGGCCTCAGGATACCCCGGCCCTCATTGGCCGGTCGGGAACGCACACTCCCGAACTCGGCCAAGTGTGCATGGTAAGCAGGAGTGAGACCTTTTTTCTTGGCCGCAGGCTGGCTGTAGACCCCGAGCTGCAGATAAGGCGTGGGATGGTCTTTTCGGCCGCGCACCCATGTTGCGATGTTCTTCTTCAGGGTCCCTGTTACGACAGGGGTATTTTCCTTAGCTATTCTCCTAAGCACTCTAGCGGCATCACGCAACGCTGCCCTAGAGAGTTCCGCCAGGGTGTATTCCGCTCTGTCAACGCTGTCGATGAATGTGACCCCGTCTTTGTTGATCTTGGTAACACTCTTAGGCACCGGCACGGTTGATCACCCCTTCGCAGACAAGCTCCACTGTTTCGTAGTCCGCAAAGCCCTTTGATTGTTTGGGCTCATAGGTGCGAAGAACGTTGTATCTCTTGCCCTCAAACACCACCTCTTTCTCGCCCTCGTAGTCCCAGCGATTGACGACAAAGACTATTTCGGGCCTGAGACCATGGGCTGCTGCCTGGTAGTGTTCATACCTCCCAACAGAGACAACGCCACACAGCACCGGTTTCTCAGTGCGGATGGTGACGGGATCGCCCAGCTCGTTCTCCCCTTCTTCTGTCTGGATGAGGATAAGCTCATGATCAAACGTCACTTGCACCACCTCCGGCGTGGATTATCAAGTTGTGCAGCCGGAATTGCAGGTGCCTCGGCATTGCTTCCATGGTGTCCCGGTTCTGATACCGCCAGGTGGCATAGTCAACCACGAACATTAGATGGTAAGGGTTGGCACCATCTAGCACCAACCCCTTTTCGTCCGTTAGCTCTTTGATTATCCCTTCGATGATGGCGGTCAGGTAGCTGTCCCTGACCGCCGTGGTAATGCCGATCCTAGCCTTGACCAACTGGAGAACATTCGTTATGTCCATCCCATCGCCCCCTTTATAGCGGCGATTATGTCCGCTTTGACCATCCGGGTATTAAGCCCGGAAATGCCCAACCCTTCCGCATACTCGACCAACTCAGCCTTAGTCATTGCTTCCAAGTCAGGCATATCCGGCGCGGACATGCTTAAGAACCCGATCCTCCCCCCTCTCCTCCTCCCCCCTCTCCTCCTTCCCCCTCGTCTGGCTCTTCTGGAGCGTAGGTTACGTAATAACCAGCCTGTGCGTCGCCAACGATGACATCGAAACGAAGGAAGCCGGCAAGCAGCTGACCATAGATATTGTGGTCAACCCACTTGACCGAAAGCTGTTTGCGGTCGAAGAACTTGCAGAAGGCTTTAGCATCACCGACGAAAGCGACCATGTCACCTTTTGCCGCGCCGATCATCTCGTCGTCAAGCACCACGATTTCTTTCCCCTTGAGTCGCTTACCACTTGCAACCTTAATATCATCCTGGAGCAAGTAACGGCCGCGGGCATCTTTCATCAAATCCAATTCGTTGAAGAAAGACTGCGACATGAAGAGTTTTACATCGTACGCAGTCTTAAACCCGGTGTTGAGAAGGGTGATGAGTTCATCCAAGTTGGTCACGGTTTTGGGCGTGGCAGTTTTCAGCACTTCTGCGATGGCGTGGTTCTGAGTGTTCAGCTTCTGGTCGGTAATTTCTTCGTCGATTAAGCCGACGATATCATAGTCCGCATCCTCAATGACTTCTTGAGATACAGGAATGTAACCACGATAGGTGTCGATTTGGTAGGTCTTATCCGTAACCTGCGGTTTTTGGAGTTCCGGGTTTGCCGCTAACTCTTCAACGGTGAGCATCTTGCTGCCGGATTTCGAGATGATTGGATAGGTACCAGAACCACGATTTGCCTTTACAACCTTGACATACTGGGTTAAGTCCACTACATCCTCGGGCACTTTTTCCGGAGAAAGAAGCTCCTCTGGCACGAGCGCCCCTCCATCAATAACCTTGAAGCCTGGGACATCTCTCAATACCTTTCCTTTACTCCGCACATACTCGTTGATAGCAGAGCGGAGTTCTTTCATTTGCTCACGACCCTTGTTCATATTCTCTTTCCCCCTTACATTGTTAGGTGGCTCTTTGGACTTGATTTCTTCGAGTTCACCTTCTAGTTCGGCAATCTCATCCTCAAGCTTGGACTTCTTTTCCTTAAGCTCAGCCTGCTCGGCCTCCAGCTTCTCAACTTCTTCGGTGACCGCTGTAATTTCCTCATCCGTCTGAGCTTCCTCAATAGCAGCTTCCAACTCCTGAAAACGAACCTTGAAAGACTCTTCCTGCTTCGCCAGTTCAGCAAGTGCATTCTTGCGTTGTTCAATCTGTTTGGCAATCATCAACTGCCTAAGCATTTTCTTAACCTCTCTTTCAACTTGGTTTTTTGTGCTGCCAGCAAGCGCTCCCGGTGTTGTTCCACAGCCTCTTTGCGAGCCTGAACGCCAGTATCCTCATAAGCCGGG